TATCATAATGAATTGTTTGAGAAGGAAGTAAGGCATGATTCGGAAGGATGCAACCTTGACGACAGATCATTTATTTTAAATTAACTATTGACATGAACGCCTAACTGTGGTATAATGGTGGTTGATGATGGAGATTACAATTGACAAAGAATACTGAACAGTTCAGAATCCTTACTGCTCGACAGCACGTTCGAGAAAGGATTGGTATGTACATGGGTTCGGCTTCTAAGGAAGAGATCGAAAGATTCGTTCTTGGAGAATGGAAGAAAGCCACATATGTACCAGCACTATCAAAAATGGTAGACGAGATTCTCGATAACTCTATCGACGAAGCTATCCGTACTAATTTCAAATTCGCAAACAAGATTAATGTATCTATTAATAACAACGAAGTAACGGTCACTGACAACGGTCGAGGTATTCCTCAAGACAAGATCTTTGACGAAGCTTCAAACGAAAACATCTTAAGACCTGTTGCTGCTTGGACGAAAGTCAACGCAGGTACTTCTTTTGATGACGAACGAGTTACGATCGGTACTAACGGTGTTGGTTCAGCTGCAACTAATTTCCTATCTAAATCATTCTCAGGTAAAACATGGTCTAATAAAAAGTCAATTCAACTTGACTGTGAAGACGGTGCTGATGCCATGAAGGTTAAGACAGGCAACAAAGTAGGGAGCGGTACCGAGGTATCATTTGTTCCTGACTTTGATTTGTTTGAGGTTGACTCATTGGAGCAACTTGATACTATTATATTAATTGAAGATCGTCTCATCAGTTTGCAGATGGCATTTCCTGAGATTCAGTTTTCCTTTAATAAAAAGAAAATCATGGTTAACAACTTCAAGAAGTATACCGAAATGTTTTCTGATACAGTAATCATGGAGAAGACAAATAATCTTTCCTACTTTATTGCACCTTCGGAAGATGGGTTCAGAACTAACAGTTATGTTAACGGAGTGAATACAAGACAGGGTGGTACTTACGTTGACCACTTTATGAATACTATTATTGATTCGTTAACTGTCAAAATTAAAAGACGCCACAAGGTTGAAGTTCTTAAGACTACGATCAAGAGTGGTATTACATTTGTTATGTTCGCTCGAAACTTTGTGAATCCTAAATTTGATTCTCAAACAAAAGAACGTCTAACTAATCCAATTGGTAATATTAAGGAACACCTAGATATCTGTCAGGTACGTGATGCTGAGTGGCTTGCGCAGAAGATATTAAATACTCCTGATATAATTGACCCAATCATTGAGGCTCAACTTGCGAAGAAGCTAGCGGCCGATAGAAGAGCTGCTACTTTGGCTCAGAAAAAGTTACGTAAGGTAAAGGTTGCGAAACATATCTCTGCTAACAAAGACAATGCAACTCTGAAAATTGTGGAAGGTGATTCTGCGATGGGATTCTTATTAAAGGTTCGTGATCCTGATACGATTGGAGCATTTCCACTTCGTGGTGTGATTATGAATACCTGGGATATGAAACCTGCAGAAGTATTAAAGAACAAAGAACTATCGGAATTGGTAGCGGTTCTGGGTCTCGATATTAACGATCCAGACAGTGTGGACAATATGACATACAAATATATAGCCACATTAACAGATGCTGACCATGACGGTATAGGACATATATCGCCGTTGTTGATTGCGTTCTTTTACAAATTTTGGCCTCGACTGTTATTGGAGAATCGTGTTCAGATTACAAGAACACCTATTATGATCTCTACTAAAGCAAAAGATGTCAAGTGGTTCTATACTTATGAAGATGCTCAAGTGTTCAAAAAGAACGGTGGATATCATCATAGATATATTAAAGGTCTAGGTTCTTTAACCGAAGACGAATACCATATCATTATTAATAAACCTGAGTATGATACAGTTACTGTTGACGATGCTTCGGTATTTCAAATGATGTTTGGTAAAGATTCAAGTTTAAGAAAGGAGTATATGTTCGCATGAATTTAGAAATGTTTACAGAAGAGCTGAAGGGTAATAACTATCCAATCTCAAAGGTTGCCTCTAACGAATGGAAATCATTCGCAATGTATACAGTTGAGAGTCGTGCTATTCCTAATATGATTGATGGTCTTAAACCTGTTCAAAGGTTCTACCTTTATTCTTCGTTATTAAATAGTAAGAAGGATTTCAAAAAGGTATCCGCAGTGTCAGGTATTATTTCTGACTACGGTTATAATCATGGCGAATCATCAGCTGCTGGTGCAGGACAACTGATGGCCGCTGAATGGAATAACAACATCTGTCTAATTGAAGGTCGTGGATCATTTGGTACTCGATTGGTTCAAGAAGCTGGTGCTGCTCGTTATGTCTATTCAAGAGTACATGATAACTTTAATAAGTACATCAAGGATATTGATTTAAGTCCTATTCACGAAGATCCTGAGCATCAACCTCCATCATTCTATTTACCGATTCTACCTTTAGTGTTGGTCAATGGAACAAAAGGTATTGCGACAGGATTTGCGACTAACATCCTACCGCACGACCCAAAAGATTTAAAGAGAGCTTGTCTACAATATTTAGATAAAGGTAAAATTGTCACAAAGCCTAAAGTTAAGTTTCCTGAGTTTAAGGGAACGGTTGAGCAATCCAAAGAGGATCCAACCAAATATGTTTCGTATGGTACCTTCAAACGTTCTGGTAAAACAGGCGTCTCCATCACAGAGGTACCATACGGATTTGACCGAGAAGGATATGTAAAGGTACTCGATAAGCTCGAGGAAGATGGAGATATTGTATCCTACGAAGATAAATGTAATAAGGAAGGTTTCCGATTTGAAGTAAAGCTTAAATTGTCTTCGGTTAAATGGACCGATACCAAACTTATTACCAAGTTTAAACTCAGTAAGCCATTTGCTCAAAACCTAACAGTTATTGATTTTGATGGTAAACTTCGCGAATACACAGATGCTCGAGACCTTATAAAGGACTTTTGTGATTACCGCCTTGGTATATTGCAGCAGAGAATTGACGCTCGTATAGAAGAGTTTAATGAAGAGGTCCGATGGCTTAATGTTAAAATGGAATTCATTCAAGCAAATATTGATGATCGTATAGTATATAAAAATAATACTAAAGAACAGGTCGTCAATCAAATAATGCAAGAGACGTCTGCGCTAGGAGGTGACACAAACAGATTGCTCGCATTAAGTTTCTTAAATGCAACAAATGAAGAAATTGTAAAGTTAAAGAAACAGATTGAAGAATCTAAAACAACATTGAGCTTTTGGAAATCAACAACCCCATCAGAACAATTTAATACAGACCTGGAGAATGTATAATGGAAAATCATATAGCTAAAGTAGAACTTGACACAAGTTCTTATATAGATGAAAACGGAGTAAGTGTTGTCGTTTATTTTGGAGAAGGATCTTGTGACCCTGTAGTTGAACATACGTTTGATTGGGAAACAATGGTTGAGAATTATTTTGAGTCTTATACTGTCGATGATAAGATTAGAGAAATGGATATGGCAGATGCTGCTCTTCTTGTAACCAAATTGGAGCAAATTGCATTATATGCTAAAAATATGCTCGAGGATTATGCAGAGCAAGACGTGGAGACCCCTCCTCTATCCCGCGAAGATTTTATAGAATAAGGATAAATAATAATGAACATGAACAAAATAAAATTAATTTGGAAATATAGTCTGGGTGGATATTCAGACGATAAAACTAGGCCCTATGATGAGTACATTACAATTGTCAGAACAGTCATTGTTGGTGTAAACTTTTTAACGTGTTTCTTTATTATGGCAAATACTATTAGGCATTGGTGATATGAGCAGAAAAGATGATTATGAAAGAATGGATACTAACAAGTATCTTAATTTAAATTTAAAAACGGATGGATTACCCCTACCAGATGTTAACGCGCAATATATTGAATTCTTTTGGAGAATGGATTATAAATGGTGGCGTGATGTTGAGCCAGGCGATGTCGTTGTTGATATTGGTGCTTGTGTTGGCTTCTTTGTTTGCCACGCACTTGACCGTAATGCTTCTCGTATATATGCTATCGAGCCTTCAAGACCTCACCTCAAAACTCTTGTCAGTAATGTCTCGGATTACTTTATTGATCATGGTAAGATTCCCGTTATTCCAATCGAAGCAGGAATAGGTTCTACTGAAAATCATTTTAATAATGTATTCTCTGAATACGATGATTTCAAAAAGATGTCATTTCTTGATCTTGTGGTTGATTATGATATTCCAAAGATTGATTACCTCAAAATAGATTGTGAAGGTGGAGAGTATGGTATCTTTAACAAAATAAACATGCCTTATTTAACCAAGAACGTAAAACACATCGCGGTCGAGTTTCATTTAAGTTGTTATGGTGGTGCTGCAAAACAATGGCAAAAAGTAAGAGATAATATATTGCCTGAGTTCGCAAAGGTACGATGGATGGATGATAAACACAAAGAGCTGGCACACGACGACAAATGGTTAGCTGCAGGCGATTGGTCTAAGTGTTGTGCATTCATGGTATACATCACTAACGAATAATCTCACTAACTTAATTCTAATAAATAATACTATACAATAAACAGTATAATATTTTAGGATTGACTAATGGCAGAAATTATTAACAATTACTTATCTCCAACTAATTTTACGATTAGTATAGAAAAGCTTCCTCACGTAGAGTTTTTTACTCAGAAACTATCAATTCCCGATATCACATCGACTCCTCAAGAATTGCCATCACCTTTAAGTGGTCTATATGAATATGGTAGTAGAATAGATTACGGCGAATTATCAACTACAATGATCATTGATGAAAACATGAATAACTATAAAGAGATCTTAAATTGGATCGAAGGTTATGCTGCTCCAGAAAATTCAGACCAAAACAAATTAAGAGAAAAGGTTGGCTTTGAATCTGATATTATTTGTACTATCACTAACTCCCACAAAAATCCAAACATAAGATTTACATTTAAGAATTGCTTTCCTACAGGTTTGGGCGGTGTTGCTCTTGATGTTAATGTTACTGATGTTGCTTATGCAACAACTTCTATTACTTGGAGATACGATACTTTTACAATGGAACAAATATAAGAAGAAACTTTTATTATGAATTATGATTTTATTGAGATAGGAACTTCGGACTTTGATACTCTTATACAGACAGCAACCAACGACACTATTGGTTTATCTATTGATCCTATACAGTTTTATTTAGACCGCTTACCAAATAAAGATAATGTTGATAAACTTAATTGTGCTGTTTCTTTTGATGGTAAACCAGGTAAAGATAAAGTATATTACATACCTCTCGAAACTATACAAAAACACAATATGCCACTTTGGATTCGTGGATGTAATTCTGTGGGTGACTATCACTATCAACACAAAAAGCATAACCTACAATCAGTCGTAGAAACAATTGAAGTAGATTTAATTCCGCTAAGCGAAATCTTTGAAGAATACAATGTCGATAAACTTACCGTACTTAAAATAGATACCGAAGGTGGGGATTGTAAAATACTTCGGTCATTTATTCCTTACTTAAAAGATCAGGAACAAGGCCGCTGGCCTTTATGGATTGAGTTTGAAACAAACATACTAACTCCAAAAGAAGAAGTTGATGAAACGATTGAGCTTTATATAGATCTTGGTTATAAATTAGCAAGACGTGGTGTTGGTGAAGAAAACTCCATATTAACCATTGACATTTAGACCAAAGTTTGATATAATAGATATGAATGAAAAGTTTTGAGACAAAAATAAATTATGGACACAAATGACATAGCGGCCATCTGGGCTAAAGACTCACCAATAGATGAAACTAATCTGGTTGGTGAAAGTAAACGAATCCCTGAGTTACACAGTAAATACTATAATCTTTATTATAGAGAAGTCTTGCGTGTTAAAAAACTTAAAGCAGAATACAAAGAACTAGAAATGGATAAGCGCAATTGGTACGATGGTTCTATGGCTGAAGAAGATCTAAGAGAAAAAGGATGGAAGCCGTTTCAAAGAAAGGTAATAAGAAACGATTTGGATAAGCATATTCAATCAGATAAAGATGTTATTAAATTGAGTCTTACAATTGATTTCCATACCGCAAACGCAAACTACCTTGAAGATATAATTAAAACAATACACAGCAGAAACTTCGTCGTTAAGAATATGATTGATATATTGAAGTTTCAGTCCGGAGATTATTAATGGATTGGTTAACAAAGTTTTGGAGAAAACCTGAAGTTCAACAGGAAACTCTTGTCATAGACATGATGAAAGACGATGTTGACCCAGAGCAACTAACAATTGAAAACGCATATAAGACAAGATGGATTTGGTACCATACAATATTAGCAATAGGTATATTTTTCACTAATGTATTATTAATCGCAATACTTTTGTTGTTGGCAATTAAATTATGAGTGAAAGAATCGAAGTAGAATATATTAACGCAGTATACATGCGGATCAAAGCCGACTCAGGTTTAAAGGTTGAGTTGTCTGAGTTCTTTGCATTTAAGCCAGAAGGTTATCAATTCAGTCCAAAATATAAAGCAAGAGTGTGGGATGGTACGATCCGTTTGTTTCAGCCTATGCGTCCTGTATTATATGTTGGTCTACTTCCACACCTTAAAAAGTTTTGTAAAGATAGAGATTATATATTAGAAGCACCGGTCGAGATCGGAGAACCAGAAATCATAGAGGATGGATACGTTGAAGAATTGGCTGAAACGATTAACTGTAAATTTAAACTAAGAGACTATCAGGTCGAATATATCACTAACGCTTTGCGTAACCGCAGATCTTTATCTCTATCGCCGACATCATCTGGTAAGTCTTTAATTATTTACCTAATACAACAACATTACTATCAAACCTTTGGATTAAGAACATTAATTATTGTTCCTACTATTTCGTTGGTACATCAGATGGCTGGTGACTTTGTTGATTACGGTTGTGATGAAAATGATATCTATAAAATACAGGGTGGAGTTGATAAGAATACCAAAGCACCGATAGTAATATCTACATGGCAATCTTTAGTCAAACTGGATAAGAATTGGTTTGGTCAATTTGGTTGTGTGATGGGTGATGAAGCTCATACCTTTCAAGCAAAGTCATTAACAACCATTATGCATAAACTCGAAGATTGTACTTATCGTCATGGATTTACGGGTACACTCAAATCAGCAGAAAGTAAAACACATAGGTTAGTACTTGAAGGTTGTTTTGGAGAAGTAAAAAGAATTGTATCCACAAAGAAATTAATGGACGAAGGTACGGTTGCTGATTTTGAAGTAAAGGCTATTGTATTGAATCATAGTAACGAAGCAAAGGCTGCATTTAAAAAGGCAATGGGTCAGGTTAAAGAATCAGTTAAGAAGTGGCCGGCCGAAAGAGAGTTCATCGTAAATCATGAAAGGAGAAACAATTTTATTAAGAACCTTGTTCATTCTCTTAAAGATCAAAACAATTTAATACTATTTGACCTTGTTGAAAAACACGGTAAGATACTTGAGCCCATGTTACATAAAGAAGGTAGAGAACTACATTTTATATACGGAGCAACGAAAGGAGAAGAGCGTGAACGTATACGACATTTGGTTGAGAACGACCCTGATAAGAAACATAATATACTCGCATCCTATGGAGTTTTTAGTACTGGCGTTAATATTAAACGACTTGATAACGTAATCTTTGCCTCATCTTCCAAATCTGAGATTAAAGTATTACAATCAATAGGTAGAAGTTTACGTAAAGCTGAGGACTCGCAGAAAGCGGTCCTCTATGATATTGCTGATGATTTATCGGTAGGTAGTTACGAAAACTATACATTGAAACATTTTAAGTCGAGAATTGAAATCTACTCGTCAGAGGAGTTTCCGTTTAAAATATTTACTGTCGACATATAAAACTAATATACCTTTAAAGTCGATAAACTTATTATACAAGGAATTTGGAGACTTGTCAATAGTTTTTTAGAAAAAAGTTTAATTAATTTCATATTTGTTAACTTTCTATTGACAAAACAGAGAAAATGGTATATAATTACATTATTAATTTAAAAAAGGAGCATTAGTTTGAAATGGCTAAGAAACGAAATTACGTAAACAACAAAGACCTCCTCGCGGCATTAATTGCCTATAGAGAGGCAGTGGCAGAGGCAGAAGAAGGTGGCGAAGATAAACCCGTCGTACCCGATTACATCGGTAAATGTATTATGATGATTGCTCAAAGATTGGCAACAAGACCAAACTTTAGTGGTTATATGTATAAAGAAGAAATGATCTCAGACGGAATTGAGAACTGTCTTCAATATATACATAACTTTAATCCAGATAAATCTCAAAATCCATTCGCTTATTTTACTCAAATTATTTGGTATGCATTCTTAAGAAGGATCTCTAAAGAGAAGAAGCAGATGTATATTAAATTTAAAGCCTCACAAAGGCAAATGATGGACAATGAAGTATTTGATTCAGCGGGCGAACCAGTTACTGGAAATCAACTTCCTGATTATATTAACGACTTTATTGATGACTTTGAAACAAAACTTAAAAAGAAGTAAGCTATGTTTGATTATGAGAACGCATTTGACTATACGAAGCCGACTGCTGCCTTAATAGGTAGATTCCAACCCTGGAACGAAGAACATACAAAATTATTCATAAAGTCCTTGACATTAACAGGACAAATTGTTATAATGGTTCGAGAAGTGTATAATCCAACAGAGATCGAATCAGATAATCCGTTTGGAGAAATTGCTGTTATTGATCGTATTAAGAAAAGTTTAGGAGATGCTGGCTTTGAAGAAGGCCAAGAGTATATGATCCAAATGATTCCTAATGTTGTTGATGTAACATTGGCAAAACAATTAAGAGAAGATGAATTATGAAGTTAGTATCTAACAAAGATCCAATATTAACAAAAGTACTACAAGATGTCGATATTGAAAATCCTCAGATTGATTTAAAGCAAACAAAGAACGATATGGTAGAGCTGATGGTCTCTAAAAGAGGGCTAGGCCTTGCTGCATGTCAAGTCGGTATAGATTATAAATTGTTTATTATCGGTGAAGACAAAAAGAATACAATGATGTTCGTGAATCCTGAAGTTATATCTGTTTCAGAAGAAACTGAATTGGATGTTGAAGGTTGCCTATCATATCCTGATGTATTTGTTAAAATGAAAAGACCTAACATGGTTGAAGCCAGGTGGTTTGATGAAGAAGGTAAACCACAGGAAGGTAGATTTGAAGGTTACACTGCAAGATGTTGGTTACATGAATATGATCACCTTCATGGTGTTCTATATAAAGACAAAGTATCTCGACTCAAATGGGATAGAGCTCTTAAAAAGAAATCAAAAATTACAAAACAAAGATCACAGTTAATGGCATACATGGCAAACGCTCAAGCAGCATTGGATAACGCCAAAACCGCACAGGAGTAATATGAAGATCGCGATCGTTACCGATATTCACATCGGTGTCCGTGGAGATAGCAAAGTATTCCACGAAGTCCAAAGAAAGTTTTTCGAAGAAGTATTTTTTCCATATATTGATGAACATGGTATCACCACTGTGTTTGATCTTGGAGATACATTCGACCGCCGTAAGTATATTAATTATGCGTCACTATCGGCAGGTAAATCTTTCCTCTTTAATAATTTAGTAAAGCGTAATATTGACT